CTGAGTGCGCACTATGGCGTCACCGGCATCGATGGCCGTCTTGTTGATCTGCGCCAGAGTCCCGCAAGCGTCCGGTCCTGACGGTCCTTTGCATGGGCGATTTAGGTGGTCGAGCACGGCGTCTGTCTTGCCAGAGGCTGGCGCGGCGGCTCCCCAGTGGTCCACAGCAACGAGAACATGGTGCCAACCATCCCACGCGCCGTAGATGCCCAACACTACCGCTCCGATCATGACAATTCCGAGTGTGTTGGAAATCCAGCGATTCATGCTCTCACCTGAAAAGATGGCCGGCCCTTTGCCGGACCGGCCCCCGTATGAAGTGGTGCAGTGAACTTATTAGAGCTTGATGTTGAGCGCTTCGAAGTCAGCGACCACCGTCTTCTCGCCGGCGATGAAATCCTTGACCACGGTCTGTACGAGGCCGATGGTGGTCTCGCTGAGCGTGATGGTCAATGCAATGTCTCCTGAACTGGCGGCGGATGCGGCCTTCTCGGCGGCGGCGATGGTCTTCACCACGTCGTAGAACACTGCCATGGATGCGGCAATGACCGGGCCGGAAAGGGCGCCGTAGATCTTCTGAAGAGCCTTCGCGCCGTTGACGATGTTGGTCAAAAAGGTTCCAATCTTGGTTCCTGCGGATTCGAGTGTGCTGAGAAAGCTCATAGTGTTTTGCGCCTCCTTCAAGGCTGTGTTACGTGGTTGGGCCATCAGTAGCGCCGGGATTGTTGATGGTGGCGTCAGGTCCGCTGATGGTGCTGTTGGAACTTGCGTGTCCTGCGAAGGCTCCGAGAGCACCGCTGACGAGATTGCTCGCGATTGCGAGGACGGCGGTGCCGACAGAAACCGGGTCAGGATGGAAAAGGACGGCCAGTGCAAGACTCACCCCCAGTACGGCGAGCATCACGGCCCATATCGGCTCAGGAAGTTTCATGGTGCCCTCTTTGCTTAGGATACCGCCGAAGCGGGTTGCTTCACAGAAGAATCGTACGCCTTTTGCAAATCGGCGCAGTATTGAACCACGCCGGGGGGCGGGTTGGATGTTTTGTAGATGTGTCCACCATTCCAGATTTGTCCGATCTGCGCCACATTCGCTGGCTGCTGATGCGCAACGTAGCTATCGAAGAATGCCACGAACGCCGCGGCGCACGCGCTGAGGTCAGTTTCGAGTTGTGCTGGTGTCGCCGCTGGGCAGTTGATAAGCATCGTCTGCCAAGGTCCGAAGCTGGACGCGCCGTCCCGGCCATACTTAGCCACTAGCGCGCGCTGCGCAGGACTCGAAGCCCATACCGATCCGCCGATGTCGTATGCGGGCTCGTGCCGTGGCCCACAGTTGGCACCAATGCTGCTCTCATTGGATGCAATGGCGATCATGACGCGCTCGCCGTCGAGTCCTGACGGCACTTTCAACTGCGGCCCGTACTTCGCACAGGCCGCCAATACATCGATCTTTGGAAAGCTGTTCATGTTGCCCTCATAAATCATCGGGTTGCGGTAGGTCATGCGGCCATTCCGGCGGTGTGGACTCCAACGGCTTCATTGTAGCCTTTTTAGTGTACTCGGAAGATCAAATTTGTGACCCATCCCAAGAACGCGCCCATGATGCCAAAAGCGGCCGCGTATCCAGTCATAAGTATCTTCCACCGCTCCTGGGCGGTTAGTCGAGTGTTTAACCCTTCAATAGCGGCGGGGAGATCCTTCGTGCGCTCTACCATCAAAGTAAGGTCAGTCTTGAGTGCCGCCAGTGCCGCGCCATGTTCTTCGAGCAGTTTGGTTTGCGAGTCCTGCCGATCTTTGGTAAGCTCGTCCCGCTGTCTCGTCAGTTCTTCGATACGCTTTGCTAACGCATTCACCCCGTCGAATTGGCTTACGTTCGTTCTGCGCTCTTCCATCACTGTGGCCCTTTGACTTCGGAATTTTAGAACGTTACTTCTATCCAATTGACGATGCTTATCGTTCCCGGTGGAGTCCCGCCGCCTAACGTCGTCTCGTTGACTTGATACTTGAACCCAGCAGGAACAAAAAATGTCATGCTCCATATCCCATCGCAAGAATTGAACTCGCCACTGGCCGCCGCCGTCAAACTCGGCGATGCTCCAGCCGACGCACCTACTTGAGCGTTTGTCCAAACCCACGCGCCTGTACAGTTTCCAACCGTCTGTGCGGAAAACGTCACTTCAACGATTTCGGGATTTGAGCCAGCAGTGTAGACGCTGCCAACGACACGAGAGGCACTAACCTCAGCCTGGGAGAATGGTGCTGCAGTGATGGCCGTAACGCGGCCCTGGGAATCTTTAGTGAGCGACGATGGATTGGCATAGGTGCCCGCCGTTCCTACAGAGGGCAGACCGACATTCGTATTTCCGGTCCCGTTGCTGCCGACCACCGTTCCGTCGAAGTTCAGGACCGGCTGTTGGGTGAGTGCGGTGCCAGCCTCTTGCACTGTCTGGTAGTAGAGCGTGGCTGGGGTGGGAAGCGCGTTGCAGAGGGCATTGCCGTTGGCGGAGATGCCGTAGGCGAAGTATGATGCTGGATTGCACGCTGTAGGTGTGGATGCCAAGGCGCTGGCCGTTCCCGCATTGCCGCTTACATTGCCCGTAACGTTGCCGGTCAGTGGGCCAATGAATCCAGATGTATCAGTGAGCGCCCCAGTCATTGTGCCGCCCTTCGACCAGTCGTCTACCAGCGCAACGTCATTGACGAAGAATGTCCCGTAGGAAGATGAAATCAGGACACCGTAATGCCCAACCGCCGCGCAAAAGAAGTAATTTCCTCCCGCATCGGCTGTAAATGGATTTGTGGGAGTCGCTGTGCTGAGGGCCGTCGAGGTGAAGATGTTGACTTTGTTCGCAATGCAGTTGGATGCGGTTGACCCCGCAGTGCAGAGCGCCACGGTCGCGTAGGGTATCGGGGCAATGACGCCGTTGGAGATGGTCTGCGCCACATTGTTGAGGCAAACGCCGATGGGAGCCTGGGCGATGGCGACTACGGCGAACAGCCAAAGAGAGGTGAGGGCAAGGATTCGCTTCACAGGGCCTCCGGAGACTTCACCAACTGCGGGCCAGCAACTACGGCCTCTTGAGGCTTCGAGTCCTGATTTGCTGTTTGCTGTTCGATGCGCCCAACGATCTGCGTCGAGATGATCTTCCGGCATTCTGGGTTTCCGCAAAAGATGATGGCGCCAATCATGCCGCCAGGAAAGATCTGGTTCATGACTGAGAGCCGAGCCGGATCGTCTGCGCAATACGGGCAGGCCGGCAGCATAACAGGAGTCACAAGAGCGGTTTCGTTCGGTTCAATCTTCGTTTCCATCGGTGTTCCCTCCAAAGTGAAAGACTCGCCACTGAGCCTCTTATCAAGGTCCTGTGGCGAGTCAGACTGGTTCTGTACCCGTCAATGCCGATTGTACCTCACCCTAGTAGCGGTAGAAAGCGAGATGTGTTGCCGTTGGCGGTGGAGCGATGGTGTAGGTGATCGTTGCGCCGCTCAAGGTAAAGTCGATGCCTCCCGGATTCAGGACTTGCCATCCGCGGTAAAGGCGAAGGCTGGCACCTGGGTTAGGGGCTTGCGGAAGCGTGAAGACATTGTTGATACCGTTCAGCGTTCCGGTCGGGGTAATCCAGTCGGCAAAGTTTGGTTCAGTCCCGCTTCCAGCGTAGGTGCCCCACACAAGGAAAGATGCACCGCCGATCGGCACCGAGGGGATGATGGTGTTGCCGTCAAGAATGTAGTAATCTTTACTTCCATCCGCAAAGATAGAATCAAGCAGGCATCGCGCAGGCTTGAGGAAGTTGATGATGGTGGCCATGTATCCGAGTTGCGCCGGAGACGCTCCCATGTTCTGAAAGAGCCCATTTCTGTAGAGTTCAATGGAAATTGGGGCGTCTGGCAGTACCAGATTCGATCCCGAGACGGTAGGTACAACAGCATCGAAGTAGAGCGGTGTGCCGTCTGTGGCCTTGCGCATCAGGACACACAGTGAAGAATTCAGCGCAGGGGCAAAGGACATTGTGAGTCCCGTCCCGGAAGATGTGTAGTCAACGCCTAAATGCTGCAAGAGCCCGTTGTAGAAGACGCGCAGAGAGTTGCCAACCGGAACCGAGGGGAGGCTGAATACGCGGTTGCTTCCGTCGATGACTCCGGCCTGTCCAGACCCGCTCACTCCAACGCGGAAGACTGCCCATCCTTGGTTCGCAGGATATGACGATCCACCCCACGATGCCTGCCCCTCGGAGATTGTTGCGGTGAATCCGCAAAGTGCGAGTGCTTGGATAATTGCCCCAGGAGTGCCCATGATCTTGTGCAGTAGCAGCGCGTTTTGAATGATGGTCTGGGATGTTACGCCCAACGCCTGCATCGGGACACTGGGAACCATCATGTCGAGTTCCCATATCAAATAAGGCAAGATGGATGCCGGGAGATTGTTGCCTAGAGTCCTGATAAGCAGAGGCGTGAGGTCGAGGGACTCAAGGCGCGCAGAGAGTTGCATGTGCGCTTGAGTGCGGAGGTCATTGATCGAAGATGCGGGCCTGAGATTGTTTGCCATGTTGCTCAGGCCCTCCTTTGGCCCATCACTCTATCGTAGATTCTGGTCCTGCTCAGGAACCGCAGCGCCCACAACTTTGAAACTACGGGATCACGACATCCCCGATGACCTGTGCTGCGTTTACTGATGCTAGCCAGTTCGCTTTCTGCTCTCCGGCTATCGGCAGAGCAGCTGCAACTGCTGTCTGTGGAGTGTAGGGCACGGCTGGAATAGCAGGCGTCACCACGTTGCCGTCTGCGTCCGTCGTCGCTGGA